AATTTTCACACAAAGTAAAAAAATGAGATTTTCAAAAACAAAAAACCGCAAGTTTTGAAAAAAGGGGCTAAAGTTTTAAAACTCCGAATAAAAATTTAAAGCAGATTTTGCAGGGGGGTGCGACATGGAAAAGGCAGACGAATTAAAAGCGTTTTTCAAAAATGTTGATGAAGATAAAAGGCAATTCGCTTATGACTGCATTGATGAGTATTGTTTTTTTATTGAACGGATTGTAGAATTGAAAAAGCTGCCGTACATACGATACAACAAGGCAAATCCACAACGGCAGGAATTAACTCCGGCGGCAAAACTTATAAAAGAATATTCACAGGCGGTTGATAATAAGCGTAAAACATTGTTAATGATTTTATACAGGGTTGAAAATTCAGCGGCTGATGAATTGCTTGCAAAGTTGGCAGAATTTGAATAATGAAAACATATCTTGAACAATACGCAGATTTAATAAATAGCGGCGGCGTGATTGTGGGCTATTGGATAAAAAAAGAGATTGAAAACCTTATTGAGGATTTAAGCAATTCCGATTATATTTATGACACAGTAGAAGCGCACAAACGCATTAAATTTATGCAAACCTTGTGTTTGCAGTCGAAACAGCCGTATTATATGCAGCCTATTTCTTTAATGCCGTGGCAATTAGCTTATTGGGAAGCTCTTTATTCTTTCAAGATGAAAGATACAGGGTTGCGGCGATTTACTGAAAGTCTTTTAGAAGTTGCAAGAAAAAACGGCAAGTCAACAATGTTTGCCGCAGACGGCAACACGGATTTATTCATTGGCGAGGGCGGCACGGATATTTGTTGTGCTTCAAACGATGACAGGCAAGCCAAATTGATATGGCGAGAAATTGCAGGAATGCGGACACGCCTTGACCCAAAGAAAGCAATAACAAGCAACAACCTTGTTGAAATAAGAAACGATTTAAAAAATATAACTGTTTTCCGCTTGTCAAGCAAAACGCAAAACAAAGACGGTTTTAATATTTCAAAAACATATCTTGATGAAAGCCACGATATTAAAGAGGAAAACGGACAATCGGAAGTTGCCGAGGCTTGTTGGCGTGGCATGTCGTCAAAAGAAGAGCCGCTATTTATGAATTGCACAACGCAAGGCTTCAATCGTGATTGCTACCTTGATAGGAAAATTGAAACCGCAAAAGCAGTTATAAACGGCGAAATAGACGATATACATTTTATGGCGTGGCTTTTTGAACAAGACAGCGAAGCGGAAATATGGCAAGACGCAAGCACTTGGGAAAAATCTAATCCGTCAATACGATACGGCGTAAAAAAAACCGCAAAGCTAAAAAGGGATATTGAAACGGCAAAGCGTGATAAAGGCACAAGAATACATTTGCTATGCAAAGATTTTAACATTCCGCAAAACACAGCCGAAAGTTGGTTGATGCAAGAAGATTTTGACTATCCGCAGGAAGTAAAAAGCCTTGAAGATTTTCGGGGTTGTTACGCATTGGCGGCGGTTGACCTATCAGAAACTACCGACTTGACAAACGCAAAAATTCTTTTAATGTGCGAGGGCGATAACACAAAATATGTTTTTTCGCATTATTGGATACCTGAATTAAAGCTAAAAAATTCAGATGATAAAGCGGCAGGCGCACAATATAAAGAGTGGGCGAAAGCAGGGCATTTAACAATTTGCGAGGGCAACGATAACGATTTAACGCTTGTTGCGGAATGGCTTTATAACCTTAAAAAGCAATATGGCATTAAAATATTGAAATGCGGCTTTGATGTTAAATTCTCAAAAGAGTTTATAAACCGCATGGACGAATACGGAATTGAAACCGAGCTAATCCAACAAACAACGGCAGTTATGTCAAGCCCGATGAAGTGGGTTGAAGCTGATTTGAAATCACAATTGATAAATTACGGCTTAAATCCTGTTGACAAGTGGTGCTTGGGCAATGCTTCAATTCAAGTTGATAATTTAGGGCGTGTGATGTGCGTTAAAATTCAAGGGCAGCACAGCCGCAGAATTGACGGCGCAGTTACTTTAATTATTCTTTACGCAACATTGCAGCGTTTCAGGTCCGAATTTATGAAAAAGGTAAAATAAAGGGGTGATAACTTGGGACTTAAAGAATTATTCAGTAAGAAAAAAAGTAAAACACAATTCAACTATGCGCCTACTATGTCAGGGAATTATCCTTTTTATTCAAACTTTGGCGAAAGCATCTATGCAAGTGATATTATAGTGCAAGCCATAAGGTGTAAAGCAAACGAATTTAAAAAGTTGCATCCACAGCATATAAGGTTGATAGAGGGAAATCAAACAGTCATAAGCGATAGCAGTATTGCAAAGGTTTTAAAAAATCCAAATCCATATATGACAACCGCTGATTTTCTTGAAAAGATAACGATTTTACTTGAACTGAATAAAAATGTTTTCATTTATCCCGAATATTACACAACTAAAGGCGGCGAAAGATATTACACGGCTTTATATCCACTTAAACCGTCAACGGTTGAATATTTGGCAAATGACAGAAATGAAATGTTTATATATTTAAACTTTGCAAACGGTGCAGAGGTCACATTGCCGGTTGAAGATATAATTCATTGGCGTAAAGATTATGGCGTTAATGATTATTTCGGCGGCGGTATGTTCGGCGGCAACGATAACAAAGGCTTGCTAACGATGTTAAAGCGTTACGATATGTTAACGCAATCGATAGCAAAAGCTCTTGAATGTTCTTGCCAAATCAACGGCATAGTCAAGTACAATTCATATCTTGATGATGATAAGCTAACAGGCGAAAAAGCAAAATTTGAAAAAGCAATAAAAGAAAATAAAAGCGGCGTTTTATTTGCAGATTTAAAAACGGAATATCAAAACATACCACGAGATATAAAAATTGTTGATGCCGAAACGCTCAAATTTTTCTATGATACAATATTGAGGGCAAACGGCACTCCGCTTTGTATTCTAAACGGCGACTACACTAAGGAACAAAAAGAAGCGTGGTACGAACACAGCCTTGAAGCAGATATATTAAATCTTGGGCAAGCGTTCAGCAAAACACTTTTTACCGAGCGTGAAAGCTCTTTCGGAAATAAAGTTAATTTCTATCCGTGTGAAATTACATTTATGAGCATGGAAAATAAAATTGCTTTTGCTCAAATTGCAATGCCGTCAGGATCATTAACTAAAGATGAATTCCGTGCATTATTCGGATATGAGCCGTTACCAAACGGACAGGGGCAAGTAATTTCGCAAGGCTACAACAATTTGCTTGACGAAAATAACAACAATATAAACAAAGAAAATACAGGGAGTGAAAGCAATGAGCAAACGGAAGAATGAAAAGCGCAACGATTATTTTTTACAGCGTGGCTTTACTGCCACTTTTAGGGCGGCAGGCGCAGACGGTGAAAACACAGGGCACATTGTCGAGGGTTTGGCTGCCGTCTATGAACAAGAAACACGCATACAAGACTTTTTCGGCGAATTTATTGAAGTTATCCGTAAAGGTGCTTTTGATGATTGCAATTTTGACGATGTTAGATTATTGGTTAATCACAATATGAACGGCATCGCATTAGCAAGAAGCCGCCGCAATAATAAAAGCGATAAGCCCAATACAATGCAATTGTTTGTTGACGATAAGGGCGTAAATATCAAGGCTGATCTTGATACTGTAAACAACGAACAGGCAAGGGCTTTGTATTCTGCAATTGACCGGGGCGATATGGACGGTATGTCTTTTTGCTTTTTTGTTTCAGAAGAAAATCAGCGTTGGAGCAAAAAAGACGGCATTGACTACCGAGAAATATTAAAGGTTGATGCAGTAATAGAAGTATCTGCTGTTAATTTCCCTGCTTATTCGGGAACTAACATAAACAGCCGGTCATTGGATAGTGACCGCAGGGCGTTGGAGAACGCACACGCAAAAGCTCTGTTGGAGAACGGAGCAAGTCAAAACAAGCGTAACATCACGCTTGAAACACTTATTAAAAAATATGGAGGTTAAAAAACACTATGAACAAGAAAGATAAGTTAACTAAACTGCTTTTAGGCCTTAAAGACGAGGAAAAGAACCTTAGAGCTGCCGTGCTTGACGGCGACACAAAGGAAGAAAGACTTTCAGCACAACAGGCACTTGATAAAGTTATCGAGAAAATCAAAGATATAAACGATATACTCGCAGAACTTGACGAGCCGGCAGAACCTGCTGAACCTACTGAGCCTAAAGCAAACGGCACAGATGACGGAAAGAACGGCAAAGATGTTGCACGCTCAAAGTTTAATGTGCTTGACACGATGAAGCAGTCAAACGCAAGACAGGGCGAAAACATTTACACATCTATTGAATACAGAAAAGCATTTCAGCACTATATCGCAACAGGCGATAAAGAACAGCTGAGAGCGACCACAAAAACAACCGACACGAACATTGATACTGTTATCCCCGAAAACCTTGCCGACAAAATTCTTGAAAAAATGGAACAGCTCGGCGTTATCCTTAACCTTGTTACCAAGACTTCACTCCCTGTTGGGCAGTCTTTCCCTGTTGACGGCATTAAGCCCACAGCAACATGGGTAGGCAGAAATGACACTACACCTGCAAGCTCAACAAATGGTGAGGGCGTGGGTTCAACTCCGCAGAGTAAAAAACTCGGCGCACTTATTTCATTCAATCACTACAAGCTGAGATGCGAAATCAGAATGACCGAGGAAGTTGCAACAATGGCACTTCCGATGTTTGAGGCACTGTTTGTAAAGCAAGTTTCCGAGGCAATGGTAAGAGCGAAAGAATATGCAGTTGTTGACGGTGACGGTTACGGTATGCCGACCGGTATATTAAGCACAACAGCTCCGACAGGACAGGCACTTCAAGTTAAAGCACTTGATTACAAATCACTTTGCGAAGCGGAAGCCGCAATCCCTGCCGAATATGAAAATACCACTCGTTGGTGCATGACAAAGAAAACCTTTATGTCTTACATCGGTATGACCGACACAAATGGACAGCCTATTGCAAGAATTAACTACGGCATCAACGGCAAGCCTGAAAGAACTTTGCTCGGCAGAGAGGTTGTTATTTATTCACCGCAGGCAAACAGCAAGCTTGCATCTTTTTCCGACACTCTTGAAGCAGGTTCAATTTTTGCGTTCTTATTTGATTTTTCCGATTACATTCTTAATGAGAATTATAATCTTGGCATTCAGCACGCTATTGATTGGGATAACGAAGACCACAAGACAAAAGCCGTACTTGCTTGTGACGGTAAAGTGCTTGTAAACGATAGCCTTATTACAATTGCTAAAAATAAATAAGCTTAAAAAGGGCAAGTATAAATATAGCGCAACCGTCACAGACGGACAGCCTAAAAAAGATGTTGTTTTCACAATTACAAACGCCGATGAACAAAAAGGCGCAAAGAGTGTAGCAATAACTTTCACGGCGTGACAGCTTATTATTAAATTACAAGAGGGTGCAAATATGACGGAAGCAGAATTACTTGATAAAGTCAAAACAGGCTTAGGGTTCAGCGGCAATTATCACGATGAAATATTGAAAATTTATATCAATACTGCAAAATCGTTTATGAAAAATGCAGGCGTTCCGCAGTCTGTTATTGATAGCGGTGAGGGTGCTTCCGTTGGTTGCATTCTCACCGGCGTTAATGATTTATATAACTATTCGGGCGGCGGTGTGAAATTCAGCCCGGTTTTTATGCAAATGGTTATTCAGCTTGCAACAGGAAATGAGGGTAAAGCCGATGTATGAGCCAAGCGAAGTATCGCAAATGACAACTCCGATGCGTTTGCAAAAGCCTGTATCAGCCGCATCAAGCGGATTTGGCAAATACGGCGTTGATGAAAGGGCTTGGGTTGACATAGAGGGTGTTATTTGGACTAATTTCAAGAGCTTTGGCGGCACGGAAATAACCGACAACGGAATTTTATCGGTTGAAGATACCGCAAATATAACTTGCCGTTTTGACCCAAACATCAAAAGCAATTGCCGATTGATAAGACTTTCAGACAATGCCGTTTTTGAAATTATCGGCGAGCCTGAAAATATCGAAATGCGAAATAAATATCTTAAATTCAAAATTCGCAGAATAAAGGGCGGTGCTTGATTTGGGAAAATCTGGCATCACTATAAAGCTTGACGGCTTTGAAGAATTGTTGCAAGACATCGAAGCGGCAGGCGGAACTATTAACAAGGCTGTTGATAGTGCAATGAAACAATCGGCACAAATTGTGTATAGCGAATTAAAAAAGCAAATGCAAGGTGCAAGCCCGAAAGCAGTTGACAGTGGATTGATAAATCGAATGCCGCCGCCAACTGTTAAATGGGACGGCAACGAATGCAAAGCAGAGGTCGGATATGAAAAAGGAAGCTACAATCCGAAAAATCTAACAGACGGATATAAAGCAGTTTTCATAAATTACGGAACGCCGAGAATTGCGCCGAGAAAATTCATAGAAAAAGCAAAGCGCAAATCAAAGCAGCCTATAAAAAAAGCACAGGAACAAGCATTTAAAAAGATTTTAGAAAGGTTGCAAAAATGAAAGAATTATTGTTAAATACATTGCGAGCTTTTGGCTATCCTGTTTATTTGCAAGGCACTTTGAACGGCAGTGATGACTACCCGACTACATTTATCACATTTTTTACAGACTACACAGCGGACGGCTCGCATTATGAAAACGATGTTAATTCGGTTGAATGGAATTTCACCGTTATATTTTATTCTGCAAGTCCGCTTTTGGTTGATGAAAAGCCGACAGAAATTATTAACGCATTAAAAAAAGTGGGATTTATCCCACAAGGTAAAGGACAGGATGTTTTCAGCGATGAGCCAACACACACAGGGTGGGCAATGGACTTTAAATATCTTGAATATCAAAATTAAGGGGGTTTCCTATTATGGCACAGGAATACAGAGGATGCAGAAAGCTTGTTTATGCAGAAGTTATGACAGATACCGCCGAGGGAATGACTTTCGGCACTGTGAAACCTTTTGCACCTGTTCAGACCATAAGCAAAAATGTTGAATATTCAACAGCAACAAGCTATTATGATAATGTAGCGCACAACACAAGAAAATCAGAGGGCGCAGACGAAACAGAATTCACACACGCCGTCCCGACTGATGAAGTTATGGCGGATATTGAGGGCAAATATTATGACCCGACAACAGGGATTTACTCCGACAGCCCGATTTCAAATAAAACCTTTGCAGTAGGCTATATTTTTGATGAAGAGGGCGACAGCGAGGAAGAAAATTTCTGTTGGAAGCTTAAAGGCACATTCAAAGTCGGCAGTGTTGAACATCAGACCAAAGATGACGGCACAGATGTTACTAATGTAACAACAACCTTTACTGCTATTTATCCGCAAGCAAACTTTACACACGGCGGTGCAGACGGAAAAGGCGGCAAGTCAAAGGGCGTTCGCATTAAGAAGTCAAAAGGAATTATGACCGAAGAACAATTCTTTAAAACGCCGCAAACTGTCGATACTGTTTTCACGGCTGCGGCATCGGAAGGCTGATTTTAAATGGAACTTGAAAACTATATAAAACCTGAATTGTTAATTCTAATCCCGGTTATGTATTTGATAGGCGTTGCAATCAAAAAAAGCGCAGTCAAAGACAAATATATTCCGCTAATTCTTGGCGGCATTTCAATTGTACTTTGTACGATTTGGATTTTTGCAAATTGTAAATCATTCGGCGCATCCGAAGTGTTAATTGCGATATTTTCCGCATTGACACAAGGGATATTGATTGCAGGCGCAAGCGTGTACGCAAATCAGTTAATCAAGCAAAGTGTAAAAACTGATGAAAGCGCATCAGAGGACAAAAACACAGAAACGAAAGGATAAAAAAATTATGGCTAAATTTGAATTGCCGATTTACGGCGAAAATGACGAACTTATTAAAACTTACGGAACAGATCATGTCCGTTGGAAGCTTTTTATCAGGGCTGCTGAAATTCAAGAAAATCAAAAATTGAACGGCGATGATGTGGCGGATAAGATTATTCAGGTTTCCGATTTGCTTAAAAATGTTTTTTGCGGCATAACCGATAAAGAACTTGAAAATGCTGATGTTGTAGACATTTTCAACACATTTGAGCAAATCACAAACATCGGTAATTCAATAAAGGGCGGAAAAGCAAAAAACTGATACAGGGCGAGGGGGTGGTTTCCTCTTGCCCTCATTCCTTATTGTTTGAGCTTATGGAATTTACCGCCGAAGTCAGCAAAGCATTTAATACAACGCCGTTTTTTGTTTTTGAACAAAATGCAGATGATGTAATATTGTTAATCAATTATTTTATTGAAAAAGGCGAAAGCGGCGAATGTGTTAATGCGCAAGATTTCAAAGAAAAAGAAATCAAAAAACAGATAAAGCGTATTAAAGTGAACTCATCAACGGCAACAGGTGGTTGGTGGTAATCATAAGGTGGTGAGTGAATGGGTGAAACACTCGGTGCAAGTTTTCAAATAGATGTTTCAAATCTTAAAGCAGGACTTGCACAGGCGAATAGACTTGTAAAGGAAAGCAACAGTCAATTCAAAGCAGCGGCGGCAGGAATGGGCGATTGGACAAAATCGCAAGACGGCTTGACTGCCAAGATTAAGAATTTAAACGATGTTGCTAACATTCAGCAAAAAAAAGTTGAAGCTTTACAAAGTGAATATGAACGGCTTATTGCGGACGGCTTAGACCCGACAAGTGCGGCAGCTGTTAAACTGCGAACACAAATTAACAACGAAAAAGCGGCACTTGCACAAACTCAGTCGGAAATAACAAAATATAGCTCTGCGCTTGATGAAATGAAAGCAAGTGCAAATGAAAATATTTCCGCAAGTCAAAAATTAAAAAATGAAATATCAAGTCAGCAAACAAAGCTTGATGAACTTAAATCAAAATATCAAGATGTTGTGCTTGAACAAGGGAAAAATTCTCAGGCGGCTAAAAACTTAGCAAAAGATATTAGTGCTTTAAATTCCGACCTTAGCAGCAACAAGCGCAAGTTGGACGAAAGTAAAATTTCGCTTGACGATGCGGCAAAAGCATCAAAAGACAGCGGTGACGGTTTCACTGTTGCGAAAGGTGCTGTTGCTACATTCATTGGCAACGGTTTAAACAAGCTTGTTGATGCCGCAAAAAATGCGGTGTCAAGCCTTTTGGGGCTTGCCGATGAAACAAGAGAATTCAGACAGGATTTAAACACTCTTACAACTGCTTATGATGAGGCAGGATTTTCCACTGCGCAAGCAACGGAAACTTGGAAAGAGCTTTACGGTGTTTTTGGCGAAGATGACCGTGCGGTTGAAGCAGCTAACAACATCGCCCGAATGTCAAAAAGCCAAGAAGAATTGAATATGTGGACAAAAATAACAACAGGAGTGTGGGGCACATATCAAGATGCATTGCCTGTTGAGAGTTTGGCAGAAGCAGCAGGAGAAACGGCAAAAGTCGGGCAAGTTACAGGCGTTATGGCGGATGCGCTCAATTGGAGCAGCGATGCAGCACAGATGTTCGCGCAGTATATGGGCGGTGATGTAACAACTGCCGAAGATGCTTTCAATGTTGCATTGTCTGAGTGCACATCAGAACAGGAGCGGCAAACATTGGTTACTGATACGCTAACGGCGTTATATGGTGATGCCGCCGATACATACCGAGATACCGCAGGAAGTGTCATTGAAGCTAACAAGGCGACCGCTGATTTAACATTGTCGCAAGCTTCATTAGGCGAAAAGGTAGAGCCTGTAACAACATCAATCAAAGACGGCTTTAGCGGAATTCTTGATAAAATCTTAGAATTAACCGGCAGCCCCGACCTTCAAGGATTTGCCGACAACATAGATAGTGCGTTTTCATCATTCACCGATGAAACATTACCGTCAATAATGGATGGAATAAATGATTTTAAAGATAACTTGCCAGCTGTTGGGGTTGCTATTGGCGGCGTTACCGCTGCAATGATAGCTTTTAAAGTTGCCGCTTTATCTGCGAAGCTTGCAGAAGAAGGATTGACAATTGCAACGAAACTTCAAGCAGTAGCGCAAGGTTTATTAAACGCCGTTATGAACGCAAATCCGATAGGACTTGTTATTCTTGCAATTACGGCTTTAATCACTATCTTCATGGTGCTCTGGAATAAATGCGAGTGGTTTCGCAACTTTTGGATTGGTTTGTGGGATAAAATCAAATCGGCGGCGAGTGCAGTTGCGGATTGGTTACCGCAAGCATTTTCAAGAGCGGTTGACGGCATTAAGAATGTATTTTCAGGCATTGGCGACTTTTTCGGCGGCTTGTGGGACAAAATCAAAGAAAGATTTTCAACCGTTGGCACGAAAATAGGCGAAGCAATCGGCGGAGCGTTTAAAAAAGCGATAAACTCCGTTATTGCAACGGTTGAAAAAGGAATAAATTTCATACCCAACTCAATAAATAAAATGCTTGGCGCAATAAACAAGCTGCCCGGAGTTAATATTTCACCTATTCAAACGGTATCGCTTCCACGGCTTGCAAAAGGCGGTGTTGTGAACAGAGCTACAACCGCATTGATAGGCGAGGACGGCGCAGAAGCAGTAATTCCGCTTGAAAGAAATAGGCAATGGATTAAAGAAGTTGCTAAAGAATTTGCGGCACAGGGAAATCAAAATAAAAATGTTGTTGTAAATCAAACAAACAATTATTCACAGGCACACAGCCGCTATGAAATATGGAAATCAGAAAAAGCAACGGTTAATGCCGTTAAGTTGGCGTTGAAAGAGGTGTAAAATTGACAGGCGAATTCACTATAATTTCACCTTTGGGCACAGAACTTGAATTGTGCGACAACAAGTATTTTACGCTTGATGATGTTGATTGCCAAACGGAGATAAGCAATTCAATATCAAGTTCAAAGATAAGCGGAGCAGACGGCGCAAAAGTGAATAATGTTGTAACAGATGTAAGACAAATTGTGATAACCTTAACAATCAATGAAAATATAGATGTTGAGGAAGCAAAGCGTTATATTCTTTCTTTTGTTAAATCAAAGCAAAATCACACTATCAAATGGCAAAGAAATAACAGAACACTTGAAATTGTGGGACTTTGTGAAAAGATTGCAATGCCGAGGTGGCAACAGGGCGTTGCTATGCAGATAACATTTTCTTGCGAACAACCGTATTGGGAAGATGCCGCAAACTTGATAAATGAAATAAGCGCAATTAAAGATATGCACTATTTCACAAGAACGAAAGGCAAAATGCTTTATTTCAAATATGGCAGCCCACGCCCTTTAGGCGTTTACGACACAATACGCACCCGAACATTCAACAACACAGGCGATAGCGATATTGGAATGATTATTGAAATAATCGCTCTTGCAGAAGTGCAAAATCCTGTAATTTATGCAAGCACCGAAGATTTTATCGGCGTTGATGATGTAAAAATGCAGGCAGGCGATGTTATCCGAATTAACACGAACAAGGGCGAAAAAGATATAACATTAAACGGCGTTTCTATAATTGACAAAATCAGCATCGGAAGCACATTTCTGCAACTTAAAATCGGCAATAACACATTCACTATTGGAAGTGATGACGGCGATTTAACAAGTGTGTATTTCAATCTTATCTACAAGCAGAGGTATGTGTAAATGATTGATTATGTAGAAATAAGAAACGGAACAAGCCGCAAGCTGATAGGCATTGTTGACACCGCAAAATCGTTAATTTGGGAAACGGTGTATTATGGCGTTGGAAGCTTTGAAATTTATGTTGAAGCGACAGAAAAAAATATTGAGCTGTTAAGCGTTGGCAATTTTGTTACACGCATTGATGATGTTAATTGCGGCATAATTTCAAAAATTGAAATAACAGACAATGAACAAGACGGCACAATGATAGTTGCAAGCGGTAGCTTTGCAAAAATTATACTTGACCGCAGAATTATTTATAAATTCATTCAAACATACAGTGTGCAGCCTACAACATTAAGAGGGAATGTTGCTAATGCAGTATGGGCCGTTATCAATGACAATTGTGTCAACAGCTCAAACACTGCCCGGAATTTCCCAAAATTCGCAAGGGGTGCAATATACGATTTGCCGCAAAAAATTGTTGATGATAACGGCAACGCCGCCGAAAAGCAAGTTACATACACTAATTTGCTTGAATTCACGGATAAGTTGCTTGAAGAATACGAACTCGGAGCGTATATTTGGCTTGAACCTTTATCGCTTAATTTTCTTTATGTTATATTTCAAGGGACAGACCGCACGAAAGGAAACAGCGCAGGAAACAAGCCTTTAATATTCGGCACACAGTTTGATAACTTAACATCGAGTAGCTTTTCAAATGACAACAGCGGATTGAGAACAACCGCAATTGTAGGCGGTGAGGGCGAGGGCGCAGACCGCTTTGTTACACAAACAAGCGACAATGCAACAGGGCTTGACCGCCGAGAATTATTCGTTGACAGTTCGAGCATTTCAAAAACAATTAAAGGAAATACAAGCGAGGGTGAAACAGTCATACCCGATAGCGAATATGCAACATTGCTAATTCAAGAGGGCAGGGCAAAACTTGCGGAAAATAAAATTGTTGAGGGCTTCACTTGTGAGGTAGATTTGACAAATTCAAATTTAAAATATTTAACCGATTACAACATCGGGGATATAGTAAGCGTTGAAGATGCGAATTTAAAGCGTTTACACAACGCAAGAATTTTAAAAATAACCGAGGTGCAGGACGAAAACGGTTATGCCATTTCCTCGGAATTCGGTTTTTAAAAGGGGGTGAGTAAAATTTTGAGCACTGATATACTTTTAACCCTTTTAACATTCTTCACAGGGATAACCGCCATATTAACCTTTATCAATAATCGAAGAAAGGATAATGTGAGCGAGGGCAAAGAAAACGGTGCCTTAAAAGCTGATTTGCAATATATTAAATCTGTATTGATTGATGTGCGAAGCGAAACGCAAAGCATAAACAAAACACTTGACATGCACACTGAGCGACTTGCGAGGGTGGAGGAAAGCACAAAGCAAGCGCATAAACGGCTAAATGAACACGATAGCAGAATTTTGAAAATTGAGGAGAAACAAGGGGGTATAGACAATGGCTGAACATTTCGGCTTTTTCGATGCTTTGGAGATGGCAGACGGACAGTTTGACCGAACATATTCGGCGCAGGATTATAGCGAAAATCTTGCAACAATTATACACAACGGCGTTAGGCGATCTGAAAATGACGACTTGAAAGTTAAGGCTAACGGCTTGGCGGTGACGGTAGGAATTGGCAGGGCGTGGATAAATGGCTGTTGGTATAAGAATGACAGCGATTTTGTTTTTAGTCCTGTTTCAGCTCCGACAGGCGGCGCACGATATGATCGTGTTGTATTGCGATATAGTAATCTACTTGCCGACCGAAATATTAAACTTGTATATTTACACGGCGAAGCGGCAAGCAATCCAACAAAGCCCACTATAATAAGAAACAATGATGTGTACGATCTTGTACTTGCAGATATTTTTATTGAAGCAAACGCAAGCACGGCAACCGTGACGGATGTGCGAGGTGATGAGAGCGTTTGTGGTTGGGTTTATTCTGTGGTTGGAAGCGATGCGTTTTTTAAATCGCTTGATAATCAACTTGAAGAAATCAAAGACAAGGTTGCAACAACAACCGTTGAATTAAGATATAAGCAAGTTACAACGCTTACCGCAGAAGCAAATACGGTATCAATAAGCATTCCCGAATATGACGAAACAGTTAATCAAAACTTAACGGTGCTCGTCAATGGAATACATTCGGAAGCGTGGACGGTTGCAAACGGCATTATTACATTCACGAATACAACATTGATTGCAGGCTCTAAGGTTGAGGTAATTATAACTGTTGCTAAAGACGGCACAGGAATACAAAGCGCATTGACCGATGTCGAAGCACTTAAAACAAGGGTTACCGCCCTTGAAAACGGAAGCGTTGAAAACGCATATAATTATAATTGCAACGGCGTTAATGATAATGCGCTCATATCGCAATTATGCCAAAGCTTTTTAAGCGGCGCAATAGACCATAAGCAAATGAAATTGAATGTTTACGGCAAATTAGGAATACAAGCGGCGGCAAACGGTGACGGTTCGGCAAGCCGACCTTTTAAGTTTTTTAATTTTGAAAAGCCTGAAAATCAGACACGCAAGATTATTATTGACTTTGCAAATGCTGACCGCATAGAAATCACGGCAGCGAGCGGCACATATTCAACAATTTTTGCAGGCAAAGATTTTTGCATTGAAAATGTAAATGTTAATGTGACATCAGGCGGCACTGTGAATTTCTTTGACGGCGAAAGAATAAAAGCAAAAGATTGCGAATTTTTCGGCACGGCTGCAAATGATATTGTTTGCGGCAAGACAAGCGGCACATTCACCGATTGCAAGGTGGCAATCACAAGCACAAGCGGACACGCTTTTTGCTTCACTGGCAATGGCGAATTGTTAAGAGTGAACGGCGGCGATTATTATTCTTGGACGGCTGACAGCACAAAAGAAAGTGTATGCTTTTACAACTCGAGCTTGCAAGCTGACAATGTATTTATTCTTAACGGCGTTAATTGTCCGCAATATTCAAGGGCAGGATATTCACAAACAAACACAATTAAGGTTGACGGCGGATTTGCTACATTGACAGGCTGCACGGTGTGGAAAGCTCCTGCGCTTTATGCTGTTAACAATGGCAAAGTATTTGATAACGGCACAATGATAATTTCCAAGTCCGTGTCAATTATATAATAAAATGTAAATTAAAGCGGTGGTTACTCACCGCTTTTTTGTTTATTATGTGCAATATTGCTAAATATCTATATCGCTATTTGTACAAAAGGTAGAAAGCACTATAAAATAATAGAAAAGTGTTGACTTTTCTATACTATATGGTATAATATAGACAAGAGGTAAGGGAAAAGACCTAAAAAAGCAGGCGTGCTAAAAACGCAGACAAGATATAAAAAAAGAAAGGAAGTTATAAAAAAATGAAAAAGCAATTTGAAGAAATCGGATGTTTAGGAGGCAATCCAAACATTGAAATAATAGAATATAAAAACAAATTCTACTGCCTTAGCGGTTGGAATGGTGAAAGATATTTCGATTGTTGGGAATGTGATAAACCGTTTTGGTTTAACGGTGAATATTCTGCAAATCAAAAAAGCGATGAAAAATATATATTTATACCAATCTACAATTATCAAATTGAAAACATCGACCTTGAAGCAATAGAGGAAAATTCAGATGAATGGCTGAACGCGGTAGAAATAGTTGATTTCGATATGCAATAAACACAGAAAGGATAAAAAAGGAAAGGTGAATTATAATGAAAATTTACACAGCCGACAGAGAAGCAGGCAACAAAATTGAAGAATTCAACACAATTGAAGAAGCAAAACAGGAGTGTGGGGCACATATCAAGATGCATTGCCTGTTGAGAGTTTGGAGGTAGAATAATGGCTAAATTCCAAGATATATTTGCAAAAGAAATACAAGATGCAATGTACCGTCCGTGTTTTGTAGATGGCAAAAAAGCATTATTCCATAGGTGGACTGCTTATAATGTTATCGATTATGCAATCGTTGAGTATGAGGACGGAACAGTCGATATTGTTCACCCACAAAGCATAAGATTTTTGCCAGGCAAATTTGACGAATACAACTTTACATTGAAATAAAAGGGGAAAAACAAAGGATTTATGAAACAATTAACACTCGGAAGCTTGTTTGACGGAATAGGCGGCTTCCCTCTTTGCTTTAAAGCCGAGAGCACAAAACTATATGACGAAGTGGCAACAACGCTTTGCAACGGAACACGCCTAGGCTACTGCAACGGCACTATTTATGCATTAGACAGAGCGAGCTTTAATCAAGGTGTAAATGCCAAAATGGATTTTTCAATAACAAACGATGAAATAAATTCACCTTTAGTTGCTTCCAGACCTTCTGCGGTTGCTTACGAATTTAAAAGGCGGATTGTACGCCGCCTTACACCGACTGAATGTGAACGCTTGCAAGGATTCACAGACCGTTGGACTGAAACACCAAAAATTGAAAGCTTATCCGACAATGAATATACATTTTGGCTTGAAGTTTATAAGCGTGACAAGCTTATTCGCAATAAAAAATATAAAACACCAAATAAACAACGGTTAATCAAGTGGTATAACAAGCTTGATTGTGACGGGAACAGATATAAAATGCTCGGTAATAGTCTAGCAATGCCGTGTGTGTTTTACATACTGAACAACATAGTGGAATTATAAGAAATTACAAGAAAGGCGAAAAATGAATATCAAGCAATTCTTACGGAGTGCAGTAATAACGGCTTTTTTGATTGTTATAATGCTGCTTGTTTTCAGAACTGAGTTTTATTAAGAAAATTAGTTAAAATTTTATTGATTGAAAACAATTATACAAATTACATAAAATAATAGTACGCATTTTGTGCAATGTGTAGAAAACATTAAAAAAAGAAAAAAGGGGTTGACTTTCTTATGCTATATGGTATAATATAGACAAGAGGTAAAGGAAAAGACCTCAAAGAAAGGAATAAATATTATGAAAATCGCAACTTCATTTATAAATAAAAATTACTCACAAAATGAAAGATATGCAATGTCAATAACAGAACCCGCTATTAAAAAGGAAACAGAAAAAGCATATTTCCTCGTTTTTAATACTGAATACGGCACAATCAAAGGTTGGTTTCCGAAATCTGTTTGTGAAAACGAAAGCGAAGAAAACGAAAAATTTGAAAAATACGAATGCGGTCAAAAAGTTATTTCAAAAGCTTTTGGACTTGGCAAAGTGGTTAATGATTTAGGTGCACTTGTAGTTGTTAAATTTGGCAAAGACACAAAAACACTTGCAAAGCAATATGCAAAACTTGAACTTGCATAAATAATAAAGTGGCGACTTTAAACGCAGAAAGGAATTTAAAATGAAAATTTACACGGCAGACAGAGAAACAGGCAACAAGATTTAAGAATTCAACACAATTGAAGAAGCAAAGAAAGCAATTATTGCTTACGAAGAAGAAGATAAACGCGATGGCACATATACGCCCGATTTTTATGATGTTGTAAACGAAAATTGCGAAAGCATTATCTAAACGGGTGGAAACAAAGAAAGGAAGTAAAAACAAATGACAGCATATAAATTTTTTGTTTTAATGTTTTTTGCAATTTACTTTTCAGCTCCATTGCCTGTAATAGCGCAAGAAATCATTTGCAAACGGCGAAAAAGGCGAGAACTGCAAAAAGTAAAGAAAACATACGAACGAATGAAAAAGCTTGAAAAAGCCGCCGAATTTGCGGCAATAGCAGAAGCGTACAGAAAAGATAAATAAAGAAAGGAATAATAAAAAATGGATGCAAAACGATGTGACAGATGCGGTTGTTATTATGACAATAACGGCGAAAGTAAAGCCTTGTTTAACAACTCGAAAATAATCAGCAAAAACATTCCAAGGACATATGGCATAGGCGTATGTTTCAAAGATATATACGACACGAATTCTTTCCGTTCTTTTGATTTATGCTCTGATTGCGTAAATGATTTTATCAAGTGGTTTGAGGAGGTAGAATAATGACTAATGTAGAAGCATTGAATTACTTTAACAAGCGAAAACATCAATTTGGGCTTTCAAAAAAAGGCTCGAAGAGCTGAGGAAATGGCAAAAAAGTGTATTTTTTGTCGCAATGGTGTAAATGGTGTTGTGTGTCCCTTATTTCACAGAACGGACTGCACATCAGAAGCTTTTAAAAAAAAGCCGTTCAAGACAGAGAACGGCAAATATATATTTATTGAGGTGCAAGAATGACAGACACGCCATATAACAGAAAAATACAAAACTTTCTTGAAGAATACATTAAGTGCCGTCCTACTGCTGTTTACGCAAACGGAATGATGAGAAAAGAAGCAGTCAAAGAAGCAGTTGAATTGTTGATTAAAGAAAATGTTTTTTCCTCTGTTAAAGATATGAGAAAAGAAGCATTAAAAGATTATAACATTTTCTTACCTGCGTGGATGTTTGAATGGGTAATGGAGAATAAGAAATGACAAACTATGAAAAAATTAAAAATATGAGTGTTGAGGAGTTAGCACAGTTTTTGACAAATAAAGCCTTTATAATTTGGAAATCCGAACAGTCTAAAGTTGAAGCTCTCAGAGGTTTAAACACAACGCAAATTAAAGCAGCAAAACGATGTTATTTTAATAATATTTATCGGCTGCTGTAAGAAGAGGTAGAGGAATGACAATACAAGAAGCAAATGCACTTGTGGACGATTTTTCTTTTGTTTATAAGGGAAAGTCAATATCGAAAGAAATGCTTATTGAGTGCAGAGAAGTGATTCATAAGGCACTTGAAAAACAAATACCTAAAAAGCCTATCACAGAAACGGTAAATCGTGGCATATCAGTATCGGGCGAATATGACATTGATTTTAATTATCTTTGCCCAAATTGCAACACTGTTGTTGGCGATTATGAAACCGGTGATGTTTTTTATAAGTTTTGCCCAAACTGCGGACAGGTGATAGATTTTGGGAGGTAAAAAAAATGAAACTATTAAAAGGTGATTGCCTTGAGCTCATGAAAAACATTCCCAATAAAAGCGTTGATATGATACTTTGTGACTTGCCTTATGGGACTACCCATTGCAAATGGGACACTGTTATACCGTTTGATTTCTTATGGGAGCAGTACACACGAATTATAAAAGATAATAGGGCAATATGTTTATTTGCACAAGAACCGTTCGCAAGTGAATTAAGACACAGTAATTTAAAATTATATAAATATGACTGGATATGGTGGAAACCGCAGGGTGTAAATTTTTTAAGCGCAAAAAATCAGCCGCTGAAAGATTATGAAATTATTTGCGTTTTCGGAAAAAAGAAACTTCTTTATAATCCGCAGATGACCACGGGAAAGCCTTATATTTCAGGTAAAGGAAACGTGGGCGAAGCTTACGGCGGCAGAAGCAAAGTTATCACAGTTAATAATGGGACAAGATACCCCAAAAGCGTTCAAAAATTCAACATGGTATCAAACCGAGATAGATTGCATCCGACACAAAAGCCCGTCGCATTGCTTGAATACTTAATCAAAACCTACACAAACGAAGGCGATGTTGTGCTTGATAACTGCATGGGGAGCGGTTCAACTGGCGTGGCATGTGTTAATACAGGGCGTGATTTTATCGGAATTGAGCTTGACGAAAAATATTTCGATGTTGCGTGTAACAGAATAACAGGCGATAGATTTGGGTGAGGTAGACGAATAATTGACGAAAATGTTTTAATTGCTGCTATATACGAGCAACAATTCGAAAGAGATAAAATTATTGAAACTATTGAGAAGATGAGCAATGAGGATTGAATGTTGGACGGCAATGAATAAATTTAAAGATAAAGGAGCAAAACAAATGAACATTATGTTAGACGAAAAAGCTTTAATGCCAACAAGAGGACACGCAACAGATGCAGGACTTGACTTGTTATCAACGATTGATACGGTTGTTCCTGCAAAGGGCAGCATCAGCATTGATACAGGCGTACATGTTGAACTGCCGCCGAACACGGCGGGCTTTTTGAAGTCAAAAAGCGGACTAAATGTAAAATATAGCATAACGAGTGAGGGCGTTATTGATGTTGGCTACACCGGCAGTATTGCCGTAAAACTATATAATCACTCTAATATGGATTATGCCGTTCACAAGGGCGACAAAATAACACAGCTTGTTGTTGTTAGAATAGACATTCCCGAACTTAGCGTTGTTGACAAGTTCAACGAAACGGAAAGGGGAAACGGCGGCTTTGGCAGCACCGGCAGATAATAATTGAAGAATAGAGGTTATTGCAGCATGACAGAAGCGCAGAAAAGGGCAAAGCAAAATTATAATAAAAAAATCAGCCATTTTTATATGGAATTCACGGAAAAAGAAAAAGACTTGAAAGAATATTTATACAGCAAACCGAACAAATCAGGCTATATTAAAAGCCTAATAAGAAAAGATATGCAGAAATAGAAAGGTAGGGTACTCCCTGCCTTTTCTTTTTTTAAAATCTTTTCTATATTTATGTAGCATTATGCAACATATACAAAAATAACAATAGTTTTTGTGCAATAAGTAGAAAGCGTTGCAAAATTGGAAAAAGTTGCAAAACGCTATTGCTTTTTGTGTTGCATTATGCTATTATATAGATACAGAAACAAACAAGAGTTTGTATAAAAAGAAAGAGGTAAATAAAATGAGTGCATACATTGTAAGCAACAAAACTATTAGCGCAATAGTAAAGGGCTTTAGAGTTTATAACGCTGCTTTTGCCGCAGAAGATTATAAACAAGCCGCATCGATTATCATAGGCGTTGATATAACATCAAACGCAATGGGGGAAGCTTTGTTAAATCAAAATTACAAATCTGTTAATTGCAGGTATAGAGAAAACAACGAAACGCCAAAGTATAATTACGAAGATGTGAAAATCAACGAGGGCATTGTGATAGGCGCATTGATTGCTACGAGTATCAGGCTTGCGAAACGGATGACTATTTCAACAGTGAAATTCATTACTCACTTTTAAGATTAAAAAACAATATCCTTGAAAGAATGATTAAAGAAAAAGGGCAAGAAATTCCGTGGGGTTATGAATTTTAAAAAAAGGAGATTAACGATGAAACAGGTTACTTATTTTGAAGCAATGTATCAAAATAAAATCGTTAAAATGTATGTAGACAGCACCGAAGATTTTCTTACTTGGTGCAGAATTCTTAAACACTATGACAAGAACACCGTTATTATTTATGTTGCTTATGATGACGGTACAACATTCATAGAAGAAAACTACAAAAAGAAAATAGAATTATAACTGATTTTGAAAGGTTGATGATGAATGAAAATTCGAGAGTATAAGAAAGCCTTGATAAAGGCAATAAGATTACACGGCTATTGGAGCAACGAAGTGTTTAACCTTAACAATCAGCTTTGCGCTGAATACGGCGAAACAAAAATGTTTGAGCTTAACAACGCAGTGCAACAGTTAAGTTATTAAAGAGGAAAGGAGAGTTACAATGGATAGATTTTTTACGCAAAAGCATTGTGACAGGTGCGGCGGCTCATTAGACGGTGGGCGCACAATGTCAATGTTCAACGAAGCTTGTATTTGCTTGGAATGCTCAAAGAAAGAACGGCAAAGGCAAGATTACAACAAGGCGGTTGAAGCAGAACACGAACAAATCAAACAAGGCAATTATAATTTCAAAGGCATAGGATATTGAAAGGTGGTGAAATAATGCGTTTGAATTTAAAAATATTTAGGGTTGGGCAAAATTTAACACAACAAAAACTTGCAAACTTTCTTGATGTTAGCCGTGCGTACTATGGCTTTGTTGAAGCAGGAAAGCAGCAGGGAAGTGCTCAATTTTGGGAAAATCTTAAATGTGTTTATCACTTATCTGATGAACAAGTCAACGAATTAAAAGAAATTGTATAACGAAAGGAAAAATATAAATGAAAAAATTTCATATAATAATCGCAGACAATGAAACCGGGGAAATTCTAACCGATGAACAAACCGATTGCATTATCGGGGCTTATAGCCTAGAAAAAGAAGAAACCGGCATTACATATATTCGTGGTAATGACATTATGATTGCCGCCACAATTATGGCGGCTAAAGCAGCGATACAAAATATTTATAAAAAAATACCCGTAGCAAAATTATTAGAAATGATAGCACACGCAAAGCAAAACAAAGAAAAGGAGAATATAGAGAATGAATAATTTTAACGATGTTGAGTTGATAGATGACGATATTACAAGTTTGACCGAAAGACCTCAAAGCAGTGACGGCGGCTTGCTTGACACAAACAGCGATAACATTTTGTTTCTTGCCGACAGAGCCGAACTGTACATTGAAAAAATGAACAAAATTATGGAAGCAGCCTTGAAAATCACAAACGAGCTTGATTGGTGCTTAATCGGCGGCAAGCCATATTTGCAGGAAAGCGGCGCAACAAAGGTCGCACGACTTTTTGGCATATCTATTAAGTTAATCGGACAGCCTGTTATTGAATGCGACAGTCAAGGATATAAAACTTACACCTACAAGGCAAGATTTATGTTAAAAGACCAATTCATCGAGTGCGAGGGCAGCCGCTCAATGAAAGATGACTTTTTTGCAAAACAGGGCAAGGACAAACCGTTGAAAAAGCCCGATGAAATAGACGAGCGAGATGTTAAAATGTCAGCTTATACTAATTGTGTTAATAACGGAATTAAGAGGCTTATCCCCGGATTGCGTGGAATTGATGTTGAAACGCTTGAAAAAGCAGGCTTTAACACTGCAAAAATAAGCGGCTACACATTCAAGAAAGGCACTAAAGGCGGCAACAGCGGAAACGCAGAGGACAGCGGACTTGTATGCGAAAATTGCGGAAAAGCAATAACGCAAAAAGTAGCTTCATATTCACAAAGCAAGTTTGGGAAAATGTTGTGTATGGAATGTCAAAAGGGGACTGCTATTGAATGAATGCGCAACAAATAAACGAACGGCTTTTCAAAGCCAAAGCAGATAAAATTAAAATCTATCCGTGTAATAATTTGCGTGCTTCAAACTTGGGCTTTCCGTGTGAAAGGTATTTATATTTGCTTATTAAACATTGGGACGAGCAGAAGCCGCATGATGTTGGCTTGCAAAATATCTTTGATTTGGGCAATACGCTTGAAGAGCACACAATAAAAAACATCAAAGAAGCAGGCTATGAAGTTATTACTCCAACTTGCCGCAGTTGGAAAATCGAAAAGCCGTTCATAACAGGGCGTGAAGATATACGCATTAAGGACGAAAACGGCGAGCTGCTTCCTGTTGAAATTAAAGGCATATCACCGTTTGAATTTGACAAGCTAAATTGCATTGAAGATTTTTTAAAAAGCAAAAAGCCGTATATACAGGGTTATCCTGCACAATTGCAAGTGTATATGTATTATTTTGCAAAAGAAAAAGGCTTTTTTGCATTAACAAATAAATTGACAGGCGAAACAAAATTTATTGAGATGCCGTTTGATTTTGATTATGCGGACCTACTTTTGAAAAAGGCTGAACACATTTACAAATGCCTTGATGAAAATACTCCGCCTGATGCGTGTGAAAATATATCAATATGCGAGAATTGCAGTTTACAACACATATGCGGCGAGTGCCGCCGTGTTCCTGCCGAAATTGAGGTTGACGATGAATTGAACGAACTAATCAAACGCAAGCAAGAACTTGCGAAAGCAAAAAAGGAATACGAAGCCGTCGACAAGCAAATCAAGCAAAAAGTCGGTGAGCGTGAAAAAATCATTACAGGCGAATATCTTATTCAACGCCAAGCGTTCGAGAAAAAAGCCTTTACCGTTCCTGCTTCAACGCAATATCGCATAAGCATCAAAAGACTTTAAGGAGCTGTGAAAAAATGAAAAAATTAAATAGTCGGCAATGGGCATTGTATAATTTTTTAAAAAACAATCCCGACAAATACATAAAGCAAATTGATGTTGTGTCTGCTCTGAAAGATTATTACAGTTTCACCGGCAATGATGTAAAATTTCACGATAGTGCCGTGCGAAAACAGCTTACAAAAGATATTAGGGCAATCAATGACAGCCCTGTTATCCAAAAAATCATTATCAGTAATACAAACGGCGTAAAGCTCGCAAGCCGTGCCGAGTTTGAAAAATATATCAATGCCGAGTATGCTATGATATTCCGCAGATATAAGCGAGCAAAGCAGAAAGCACGCAAAGCAGGGCTTGACGGACAAATGCGCTTTGCAATTGGACAAGAACGCAATACGATTGAAGCTTTTGTTGACGGCACAAACCGTTTGAAAGCTGCAAGGCTTAACAAGGGCTTAAAGTTGGCTGAGGTTGCTTCAATTATGAAAAATACCGAAAAGGGCTTTGATGTTGCTTTGCTTTCCAAAATGGAAAATGGTATTTGCAAGCCAACAAATAGGCAGTTGATGAAATTAGCCGATATTTACGGCAAAGAGCCGTTAGACTTGATTGCCGATGTTTGTGTATTGCAAATGTAGAAAAGCTTGAATACAACCGTTTGCAAACGCAATTATGCGGTGTAAATTGCAAACACTAACAAAAGCATATGTTTTTGTAACGGCTTTATGCTTTTTTATAAAGGCTTCATTTCAATGTTGACAATTAACGCATAAAGATTTAGGATGTTTTTATTGGGAGATGAAAAAAATGGAACACAGCTTTGATGTTGAAATAGCAAAAAAATACGGCATACCTGCCGCAGTCTTATTGAAACATATTCAATTTTGGATTGAAAAGAACAGGGCAAACAATAAGAATTTTTTTGACGGCTATTATTGGACTTATAACAGCAAGGCGGCATTTACCGAATTATTTCCGTACATGACGGCACGGCAAATTGATTATGCACTGCAAAAGCTGATTGATAATGAGTTGATTATTACAGGCAATTATAATCAATTAGCCTATGACCGTACACTGTGGTATGCAATTACAAAAAAGGGGTATTGCATTTTACAAAATTGTGAAATGGAAACAACAAAATTGTTAAATGGAAACAACAAAATTGTTGAACCTATACCAGATATAAACACAGATATAAACACAGATATAAACACAGATATAAAGAAAGAAAGAAAGAAAAACAGTTTTGACAAAATTATTAACGCATATTCAAGCGATGAGAAAACCCTTGACTTGTTGCAGGAATGGCTGAAAGTCAGAAAAGCGAAAAGAGCGGCAATGACAAACAGAGCTATTCAAATGAATATTGATAAGTTAGATAAAATTGCAAAAGAAAGCGGCTTATCGGTTAATGATTATCTTGCCGAGGTTATATGTAGAGGGTGGGCGGCATTCTACCCGATAAACAACTACGGCAGCGGAAGCAATGGCAAAACATACGGAAAAAACGGAATTGCTATTACAAACGAGAAATCGGAACTTGACGAACTGTTTTAATTAACAAACAAGCGATGTGCTGCCGAACTTGTTATAATCACGGTTCTTATGCGCCATGGACTTTGGGCAAATCTCAGGCAAGGATGTTACATTGAGTATTGCATAAGCGTGTAGGCGCAGCACGCTTGCCGTGCAATGTAACAAGTCGGCAGACATCGGGCACTAAATAAAAAATACAAGATGCAAAAAAATAAATGACAAATAAGGAGAAAAATTAAAATGCAATGCAATATAATAATTAACGAGGAAATGCTTAAAGAATATAAAGCCGAAATGGAGCGGCATAATCAAGCCGTTAAAGATATTTTTAACAAATACAATCCGTCTTTCGGATGTGACGAGGATAAGAGATGAAATATTATTCGCAATATAATAATCTTTTTGTATGCCCAATTTGCGGCACACGCTTTGTGTGCAATGACCGTGATGCGTGGGCTTACAAGCTCGGGCGCAACACGCCATATCCAGGTTTGTGTGCTCTTGGCATTGTGTGCGAGAATATGAAAAAAATCATAAAACAAGAAAATATAATTGCATAACAAGAAAGGACGGAAGCTAAAGCAATGACAACGGTTATAATAACAAAAAACGGTGCCCAAATAAAAATTCCTTATTCTGATTGGAATTTTTCATTAGTTGCTGTAAACAATATTTTAATCACCGACCAAATAAGCAAAAAAACAATCGGCAATATCAGATATGAAAACATTGCCGGCATTTATACCGAAAATAAAAACCGTATCAAAAAATACGAGGACGGTGAGGACGGTGAATGATATAAAAAATGTTTTCGACAGAATAGGCGAGCGAGCCGAAAAAAACATATCTATTGCAGAAGATGATTACATAGGCGATAACGGTTTAATATATTGTCGCAAATGCAACACGCCGAAGCAATGCAGGGTGAAAAATCCATTTACGCACGAAATGGAAATTAGACCGTGTACCTGCAAATGCAGACAAGAAGAATTGAAAGCCGAAGATGAAGAATTAAAGCGGCAACAATTCAAACGCAAAATAAAGGAGTATCGCCGTTTAGGATTTCCCGATGAGGAATTGACAAGCTGCACTTTTGCAAATGATGATTTGTCAAATAAAAAATTAACAACGGCAATGCAAAATTATGTTGACAAATTCGCAGAATTCCGAAAGCAGGGCAAGGGGTTAATCTTATACGGCGATGTTGGGACAGGCAAGACTTTCGCTGCCGCTTGTGTGGCAAACGCTTTGATCGATAAAGGCTATCCGTGTCTTGTTACTAATTTCGCAAGAATTGCAAACACTGTGCAAGGCACATTTGATAAACAAGATTATTATGATGACCTTAACCGCTTTGCTTTAATTGTTATTGATGATTTATCAGCGGAACGCAAAACAGAGTTTATGCAAGAAATTGTCTACAATGTAATTGACAGCCGTTACCGTGCAGGGAAGCCGCTGATTATAACAACAAATTTGACGAGTAAAGAATTAAAAAATCCTGCCGATATTACAAATCAAAGAACATTCAGCCGCATTCTTGAAATTTGTCACCCGATTAAGGTAGAGGGTTGCGATAAGAGGAAAGAAAAATTAAAAGCTGAATTTAATTCAATGAATGAAGCTTTAGGGCTTTGTTAAGAGGTGAAGAAAAATGAAAATGAAAAGTAGAAACAAATGCAACGCAGTAAAAGTAACCGTTGACGGCATAGAGTTTGCAAGCAAGAAAGAAGCAAACAGATATTGCGAGTTAAAGCTACTTGAGCGGTGCGGTGAAATTTCAAATCTTGAATTGCAAAAGGAATTTTTGCTTATTCCCTCTCAAAAGATTGACGGCAAGGTTGTTGAAAGACCTGTTAAGTATATAGCGGATTTCACATATATTGAAAACGGCAAATACATTGTTGAAGATGCAAAGGGTTATCGCAATCCGGCATGCGCAGTATATGCGAAATTTGTTTTAAAAAGAAAATTGATGTTGTATATCCACGGTATAAGAATTAAAGAGGTGTAAAAATGTTCGTTGTGAAACAATGCGAGTGTGGAAGCACTGATTTTGAAAAGGAAGTTGACGATAATGTTTTAAGGTGCGCCGAATGTTTTAGGCTTGCCAAAATTGTTTGGCAAGAACCCGAAAACAAAAAGGAGTGCATAAAGAGTAAAGAATAAAAAGGAATAGTTTTTAACCGTAAATGAAAAAATGTATTGACAAAGCTAACATTTTAAATTATTATAAAAATTGAAATATATGAAAAAAAGAGGGTGCAGATGTGACTATTTCAAGAAACAGACTGTTAAATGACTTGAATGTTCAGCCCTCTTTTTTTTATATTATACGAGGAAAAAAGGCGGTGTTCATAAGTGAGCCGACCGTCAAAATATGAAACGCACATAAAGCCATACTTTGATAAAATCAAAGAAGCCCTTGAAAAGGGCATTTATGAAACCGAAATCGCAAAAACATTAGGCGTTTCCAATTCCTCTTGGTTTGAATATAAAACGAAATATTCGGAGTTTGCGGATATATTCAAAAATGCCGACCGCTCGCAGCTGCTTAATGATTTAGAAAATGCGTTGATAAAAAAAGCAAAAGGCTTTGAATATCAAGAAAAAAAGCAGTACATTAAAAAAGATGATAACGGCGAAGTTGTTACATATACCGAGATTTCAACAAGGTATCAGCCGCCGAGCGAAACGGCTATATTTGGGGCATTAAACAGATTTGACCCGAATTATAAAAAAGATAAAGCATATTATGAATTGAAAAAGCAAGAACTTAAATTAAAAAAAGAGGTTGCAAAAGCTAAAAACTTTGACCTCGATATTGATTAAAAAGAAAGGATTTAAAAATGGCTGAAAATAAATATTATGTAATTCGCAATGACAATTGTAAATTCGAGGGCATGACAAAAGAACAGATATTAACTGCAATTCAGCAAGCAATATCAACCGGGCAAATTACCGACATTGACACAGGATTTGTTGAAAAGATTAAGGAGCAAAACAAAAGACAAGCCCTTAAATTTTGGGTCGGGACGCAAGCTCAATATAACGCTATTGCCACGCCGGAGAGCGACACCTTTTATATTATTTCTGATGATACAACAGAAGCGGACTTTGTTGCAGCATTAGAAAAAGTTTCAAAAGATGTGAAAGCATTAGGCGATATTGTCGCAAAAAATGAAATCGGCACACTGCTTTGGAGTGGAGATGTAGACACTTGGAATGCTTTATATCCGCCAAGAATAACAAATCATAACACGAGCATTTCAGATTATGAAATGCTTTATGTTGTAGTTGGCGGCAGCGCAAGAAAAATCACAGGTGCGCAAACAACCAACACAACAGCAACATTTGATAAAGTCGGCGTTATCTTAACAAGGAAGCCGAGCAGCTCTAACGCTAATATATGGGGCGGAAGCTCTGTAACACTTGCCGAATGGGACAAAGGAAGTAAAGATTGGACGCACGGCAAGATTGGAAGCGTTTTTGTTAATTTCACATTAACAAGCAGCGCAATAAGAATTGACGGCGCAACAGTGCAAGAAACGCCGTTCAACGGCAGCGGCACAACCTCTATATTTGCGGGACTGCACATATATGAAATATACGGCGTTTCAAAAACGGTAGGTGAGGGCTAATGGCTTATTTTAACGGCAAACAAATTTTATTCAGCCCAAAAATCATAACAACGAATTATCCGATGTTTGATAAATGGTTAAAAGGAGAGCCTTACGATTTAGTTATCGATGATGCTTGGACAGAATATTTTGACTTAGCATTGCCAAATCTAAAAGAGCAGACAGTTAAAGGGAATGTTACAACAAGCATTAATGTTAACAATTTTTTTGATGATTGTGTAGAAATGACAAGCTGCATATTACCAAATTGCACTTGCAACGCACGGTTCATTTTTAAAGGCTGTGCGGCGTTAAAAAATGTGGAATTGGCAGCGGCAACAACCGCCGCAGGCGTTAATGCGGCATTGTGGCACACTACATTTACCGGTTGCGTGGCACTTGAAAATGTAAAGCTTGGCGCAGGTTCAGATATTGATATTTACCTTTATTATTCGGACAACTTAACGCAGGAGTGCTTAGTTGAACTCATTAAAGGAGTTGCAGACTTAACAGGAAAAACCGCACAAACATTTTGGGTGGGAGATATAAACAAGGCAAGAATACCCGAAGAATATCAAACAATGTTGACTAAGAAGAATTGGATATTGAAATAAAGGAGCGTTTGAAATGGCTGTTAAAAATTCTTTACCGACAATTGAGCATTGCACGGTAAATTGGCTTGACGATAATGCAAAGCAAGTTGTTGTCCTTACGATGCATAACGGCTGGGTGTATTGGGACAGGCGTGATTACTTAGATGATGACGGAAATATCCGAGTGCCTGAGCCAAGCGAGATTGGTTATTCAAGAAGCGGAAATTATCCACCGTCTTATGATTTTTCAACTATTGTTGTCGCTGCGGAAAGTGATGCGCCTGCCGACCAAATATATAGTAATCCGCATAAGCCGAAAGAAGAAAAATAACAAGGAATTAAATTATGAGCTACTTTGGAATTGATGTTTCCGAACACAACGGAAAAATAGATTGGGCAAAAGTTGCAAGCAAAGTTGATTTTGCTATTTTGCGTATTGGTTGGGTTGGAAACAAAAACAATCATACGCTTGATAAGCGTTTCAAAGAAAATTATGAAGCAGCAAAGAAAAACGGCGTTAAGCTCGGCGCATATGTTTATATTTACAGCAACAGTGAGGAACACGCAAAGCAGGGTGCTGAGTGGGCACTTGATCAAATTAAAGGTTTAACTTTTGATTTGCCCATTTATTGCGATATGGAAGATGCGAGCATTAAAGGCTTAGGAAAAACAAAACTCACAAACATTGTTAAAGCATTCAACACGCCTATTGAAAACGCCGGCTATTGGGCAGGCGTTTACGCCAATTTAGATTGGTACAGAAATTATTTGAATTCCGATATTGAAAAGCGTTATACAAGTTGGATTGCACATTACACAAGCGGCACCGAAAAATACAAAGGCGTATATGATATGTGGCAGAATTCAAGTAAAGGCAAGGTTGACGGCGTTAGCGGAAATGTTGATACCGATTATCTTTACCGTGATTTATTTTCTAAAATCAGCGGCAAGCCAACAGCAAGCAAGCCTACTACACCGCACACGCATTCAAACGGTGCTGAAAAATTCAACAGCAGCTATAAATACGGCAAGCGATATGAAATAACAGCAAACGGCGGTTTGCGATTGAGAAAAGGCGCAGGAACAGGCGCAAGCATTATAACTGTATTGCCTAAAGGCTCAACCGTTACTTGGTATGGATATTACACCGTTGTGAACGGCGTAACTTGGAAATATGTTAAAGCTAATTCAAGCGGCAAAGTCGGCTATGTTTCAAGCGAGTATCTGAGATAATGTTCAGCACATTAGCAGAATTTTACACATCGCAAACTTGGCGTAAATTCCGTGAAAATCTTATTATCGAAAGAATAAGCAAAACAGACGGCTTGTTATATGACGAATTCAGCGGCAAGCCGATATTAAACACATATGATATAGTGTTACATCACATTCAACCGCTAACAATGCAGAATGTGAACGATTACTCAATTTCTTTAAATCCTAAAAACATACAAATTGTAACGCACAAATCACACAACGAAATTCACAAACGATTTGGCTATTGTACGCAACGCAAAGTGTATTATGTTTATGGTGCGCCTTGCAGCGGCAAAACAACATTTGTGAATAACAACAAAGGCAACAGCGACTTGATAGTTGATATTGATAATGTGTGGGAATGCATAACAGGCGGCGAGCGTTACAATAAACCGCAAGCTTTAAAAACAAATGCGTTTATTGCTTTTGATTGTTTGCTTGATATGGTTAAGACAAGAGCAGGCAAGTGGGAAAAAGCGTGGATAATAGAGGGTGGGGCAAGGAAAGCCGACAGGGAGCGCAAAATAAAGGTTTTAGGCGCAGAGCCTATTTATATTGATACCGATAAAGTAACCTGTTTAAGCCGACTTGCAAATGACGAGAAGCGCATTGAGTGTATAAACGAATGGCAAGGGTTTATTGAAAAATGGTTTACTGATTATCAAGAGTGATTTGTTCTCCTTTCCAAATTGCTTTTTGATATAGTCCCAAGTCTTTTTTGTAAGTTTTTTTCAGCTTGGGGCGTTACCTCTTCCTAATGAATATCCGTGCCGTGACGGAGAAATAATATCACGGTTATATATGGCAGATGCTTAGTGCTATCATAAGGCGCAATTCCTTAGTCTGCATAACAAAGGGAAAAACTTTTTCTTTTTCTTTCTTTATATATTCCTTTCTTTTTTCTTTTTGAAAAGAGATTATATATATATATATATATATTATTATTATTATATGCTATTACTATATATCACTATATTGTTAATTATTATTATTGTTATTATGGCTATTAGAAATTGCAAAGACAAAGACAAAGACAACATCAACAAAAATAACAATTCAATATTTCTTGTTAACAGCCCTTATGGATTTAGAATAAATGTTAATCACGAACTTATACGACCATTGTATATCAGGTATAAAGCTTGGAGAGGTTTGACAGTAAAGTTTCCAATTA